GACTGGACTCGCCACAACAGGGGGTCGGCAGAGGGAGTTGGCTCTGGGCTACATACGCTCGACCATATGACTGGGGGCTGGCAGAAGTCAGACCTCACCATCCTCGCTGCCCGTCCGTCGGTCGGCAAGACCTCGCTCGCCCTGAACATTGCGCAGCACGCTGCCATCCACGAGAAGAAGCGGGTGGCGGTGTTCTCTTTGGAGATGAGCAAGGATCAGTTGGCAACGCGGTTGATGGCTGGAGTATCTGGCGTGGACATCTTCCGCATCAGGCGTGGCGATGTGGAGGGGATGAACCTTGCCCGCATCGCAGCGTCGGTACACAAGTTGGAGGCGGCGAGTATCTTCATTGACGACTCGCCCGTTGCCTCGCCCGTAGACCTGCGGTCAAAGGCGCGGCGGCTATCTGCCGATGGCGGGGTAGACCTCATCATCGTGGACTACCTGCAACTGATGATGCCAACCAAGCAGACGAAGGAGGGCAACAGGGTGGTCGAGACGAGCGACATCAGCCGAGGGCTGAAGGCGATGGCGCGGGAGCTGAACGTTCCCGTGATCGCGCTGTCGCAGTTGTCTCGTGCTGCCGAGCATAGAGAAGGAGGCCAACCACGACTGGCTGACCTCCGAGACTCTGGTGCGATTGAGCAGGACGCTGACCTTGTGATGCTGCTATGGCGTCCCAATGGGCAGGAACACGGGCAGGCGACGGAGAAGATTAAGTTGTCGCTGGCGAAGCACCGCAATGGCCCGACTGGTGAGATTGACTTGACCTTCGTCAAGGCTACGACCACCTTCAAGGAGGACGTATGAGCGAAGCACTAGTAGCAGACGGATTCGATGAAGCCATCATTGGTATGGCGCGGCAGTTCAACCAGACACTGGTGGTCTACGATGAAGACAAGTGTCTGTCCATCCTGATGGAGCGCGACGGGATGAGCGAAGAGGAAGCGATTGAGTTCTTTGAGTTCAATGTAGTCGGCGCATACGTTGGCAAGGGAACGCCAGTGTATGTGCGTGTCGGCAGCAAGCCAGAAGATGTGCTAGACTAGCTCAGACGGGTGGTCCCCCTACCCGCTACCGAACCCTCTGATGGAGCCTCCCATCAGGGGGTTCACTCTTTTGCGCAGGCTGGACAGACACCGAAGTACGTGCCGTCGTGATCGTGGATGGCGGAGAGTGGTGTGTCTGAAGGAATCTCACGACCGATCAGCGTGTCGTAGACGATGCCGTTATCCCGACACCATTGGCGCAGGGACTTACCCTCTTTCTTCGCGGCCTCGCGGAAGAGTTCCCTGACCTTCTGATCGTCTTCGCTCACGGATAAGCTCCAATGCTAGGTACACGCCGAGGGCGACCATCTGCCGCTCTCCATAGGTAAGTAGGGGTAAGACACCACCAAGGGTGGAAACGTGGCTCTCCGTGGCTCCTAGACCCTCTAGAAGCGATTCTACGGATGCTTCTAGGAGGTCTGGATTAGTAGGCAGCCCCATCATCTGGGTCGTGGTTCAACTCTAGGTTGGACCACTCGCTCTCGATGAGGGAGACAAGGATGAGGCAGTAGTTGGCGGCGTCCATCAAAGCATCGCGCACCGACGGATGCTGAAGTTCCTTCAGGGATTCTTTTGAGAGGACGACGCGACCCTTGACGAACTCGCCGCTCAACGCCTTCTTGATGCGGCTCATCTTGTCGTCGGACATACGGGAGAAGACACCAGGGATACCGAGGGACTCGATGTTGGCAGGACCGTACTGCCGCTGACGCTGGACAAGGATGTCCCGCGCCTCATCGTAGAGGCCTTGGAAGTACTGCTCAAAGTCCTTCGGTGTGTTCCTCATAGAGCCTTTCCAGCCAGCGGGCTTTGTGTTCGTTGACGATGAACCAGGCAACGGCGCACCGCTTGCCGCAATCTTGGCATCTAAAGAGTCGAATCGTGTACTCTCTGAGAAGGTGCGGAGGATTTCTTTGCGGCTTGAGTGGTCCTTTACAGCGCGTGCATTGTAGTCCAAGTTTCACTTCTTCCTTTCTGCTGCGAGGATCGCCACCATAAAGGCAGCGAGTGGACCGAACGGGATCGGTGCGAACGCAGCGAGGGCGGCAGCCAGCCCGTAAAGGATTGAGATGCGCGACTGCTGCGTGGCAACTGGTGCCGTGATGATCTGTCGGATTGACGGCACAACGATCTGCTCGCTGTTCTCGTCGTTAGGTTGCGTAGCCAAAGTCCACCTCCTTGATGATCGCGTTGGCAGCATAGGCGGCCAACTGCTCCTTGTTCGGTTGCCCATCTAGTCCGTCAAGCAACAACTTGTAGATGTGAAGCCAGACCTGCGACACCACAACGGCATCAGGCTTGCGCTTCTTGGACGGGATGCTCACTCAGCGTCCGCCATTGCGATGAGGTCATCGCCTGCTCGCTTCCAGTTGGCGAGGTTTTCCGAAGTGCCGTCCGTCTTGATGGACTGGGCAACCTTGTCCTTCTCGCTGATGATGAGCTGCGCCTTGATCTTCTCAAGATCCTTCTCGATCTGCTCAAGCCCGACATACGAGATGCCGACCTCGTGTTCTGCTCGGTAGACATCGGTCGTGGCATAGGTCACGGTCGTGTCCTCAAGAGCGAGGAAGCCCCGACCCCACCACCACGGGGCGTAGAAGACCTTGCCGTCTCCAGCCTCCATCGTTTCAGCAATGACCTTGCCGTACAGGATTGACGTTGGGTCAAGGTTCACGGCGTAGACGATGGCCTTGCCGCTCGCTACCCACATCGCCTTGTCCATCAAACGCTGGGCGTGGATGCCACGGAAGGTTCCGCCAAGGCTCCACGACATATTGATCTGGCTAAAGCCGAAGCCCTTCAGAACTTCGCTGAAGTATCCTCGGTTGTCCTTGTAGACATTCGCCTGCATAATCTTTGGTTCAACGCTCACCTTGATCCTCCTTGCCATAGTGCTGTACGAAGTCGTCGAAGTCTATCACTGCCAAGGCACGCCGACGTGTACCTGCTCCTGGCGAATCACCAACCACAAGGACTGCCAACTGGTCAGCCTTTGGGTTAAGTTCTCTTAACCATTTATCCAGCCGCTCTGGGTACGACAGCCCGACCTTGCACTGGATCACGAAGTACCCAGCCTCAACGTCGTTCTTGCCGCCGTACATCCCAGTCCGCTTGCCATTGAGGCGAGCGGCGACCTCCCTCTCAAAGCTATTGCCGCGCTGCCTCGCCCGCTTTCCGCGTGACGAACGCTCGGCATTCGCCTGATCGATTGCTAGGTCTTTCATCTTACCCATCACTTCACCTTCGCTAACTGGGCAGTTCGCCTGCCGACAATCATCTTGTCTCCGAGGACGATGAGTCCAGCGGCAACCAACTCCTTGTTGAGGACGCGGTTCTCAATGGTCTCGCGTAGGAAGAACCAGCCCTCTGGTGCCACGGCTGCGTCGTATCGGACGGAGAGGCCAGCGTAGATTCTGCCGTACCTGCCGTCAAGCAGATAGCAGATGTCATTATTCTGGACGATCTCCAGGTCTTCATCGATTGCCCGCGCACTGCGGCTTACTTCGTATCTAGGCATTTCTTATGCACCCACGAATATGCGGTGGACTTCTTGAATCCATTGAACGTGAACGTGCGAAGGACGGTGCCGTCTGCGTGCCGTTCAATGATCTTCTCGCACTTAGGGCAGTGGCGAGGAGCGAACACTGGCGGTATGCTCTTGCCGCCCTTCTGGGTCTTTACGCCTGCCACATTGACTCCATCGTCTTCTGCGCCTGCTCAGATTCGTAGAGCCGAATGGTGACGGCATTCGAGGAGTCGTCCATAAACACCGCCACCATCCGACAGAGTTCCCGTGGATCAACCTTGCAGAACGCGCAGCCAGCGTCGTGCTGACCCTGGGACTTGAACGTTGAGATGCGTGCCAGTGCGCAGCTTGCGGCTGCTACTGCCTGCTCTGGCGTGGTAATCATTCCCTTGGTTCCATCGGCGTCCAGATGAGTGGCGATGCATCACGCACCGTCACGTCTTCATACGCCTTACCTTCGTACTCTCGCACGTTGCGGGACTCGCCCGTGACGTGGATGTTCGGACGCTTCTCGCTTGGGTTCTTGGTCTTCGCTTCAGAGACCTTGTAGTAGATCTTGTACATATGCTCCTGCGTCTTCTTGTCAAAGACCGTGAGCGTCAGGTACACATACTTGTTGGCAGGCTCGGCACCGCGTGTCTCCTTGTCGGCTGCCTTCCACTGCTGGTACTCGTTCGTGGAGCGTGAGGCAAAGAACTCAAAGGCCTTCGTGCCTGTCTTGAACTCCTTCTCCTTCGGCTCCTTCTTGTCAGAAAGCCATACGTCGTATGCTACCTGTGGACCTCGTGCAAACTCTGATCTTAGAACTCCAAATCATTCAGGTCGGGCTTCTTGGCTGGGGCAGGAGCGACCTTCTCCGTATCCCCGAAGATCTTCTTGGCTGCTTCAACCACTCGATCAGTTGCGAGGTCAGCCTCTGGATCATCACCCGTTGGGATGAGGAACCCAGTGAGCAGCGCGTACTTCAGTGCGCCAGTCGCAGCCTTATATGCCGCCTTGTCGCCTGAGTCTGCGCCTGTGCCGACCGACTGGAACGAGATGGTCTCACCTGACTCGCCGTCGGTGAGTGTCCACGTGAAGCGAAGCGTGAGCAACGTCTGCTTGCCGCTTGGGGTAAGCCCCTCGCTGATGACATCAATGGATGTCGGTGTCATTGAGACATTGAACTTCACGAGCTGCTCGCGCACCTTGTCGGCAACTGCCGATGCCTGCACGAACTTGTATCCCTGTGCTGAGTTGGTTCCTGTTTTCGCAACGTACCCGACCGCTTCCATAACCTTAGCGATCTTGGCTGCGAGTTTGACTGGCTGCGTCATCCTCTACACTCCTTCAACCATTGGCAGCCCTTGCAGGGCCACTCCGCCTTCATATCCTTCCCCCTTCGGGACGGCAAGCGAGGCGGTTTGCGCTTGCCGAAGTATTGTAGCACACGCAGGACACGGAGGGCGCGGTCTCGCCACGCTCGGTCCAGCCTGAACTCAAGGAGCTTGAAGTCTTCGGCGGCGGCATAGATAACTCGTGCCTCGACTGGCTCGCCCAACTCCTTCTCAAGGATGTAGGCATAGACCGAGGCCTGGACTGCGTGTTCGGGCTTGACCTCGCGGATGTACTGCATCCCTCGGTTGGTCGTGGACTTATACTCCCAGACCTCGCGCCTGCCATCTGGCCACTTGACCAGGGCATCTACGTTGCCAGAGAAGTCAAACTCTGGAAGCAGGACTGGCACTTCTTCTTGGAACTCAAGGAGTTCACCAGCCTCAAGGGCATCCTTGCCCGCCTTGTTCAGCACCTCGGCTACGGCGTGTCCTCGCTCAAAGATGCGGTAGAGGTTGTCTGGGAATGGATTGCTCGGCTCTACCTTCTCGGCAGCATACCACTGCTGCCTGATACAGGCACCGAGCAGCGAGCCACGCCATCGGGCGACGGCTGGTCGCCCAACCTCCGCCTTGCGGGCAAGGTACCCATCAAGGATGGAGGAGAAGTTGCTCACTCCAATCCTTCTTTGTAGATCTCCGTGCGGGTGCGCAGGTTCCCACCGTAGGCAAGCAGCGCCTGCTCCACGTCAAGGATCTCCGCTGGGTTGCTGGTCTTTGCTAGTTCGCTGTCTCGAATCTCAAAGTGGTAGAGCATTCGCCCATTGTCCATCCAGTAGTCCCGCTTGTCGCCATCGCTGCCCGTGTACGGCGAGACCTCGGCACCAGTTGCGTTGCCGATGCGATCAGCCAAGTGCGTGACCGTGACGTTCTCCGAGCAGGCATTGTAGATTCCCTGTACCGCAGGGAGGATGGCAGCGAGCGAAATGATCCAGCCAGCGTCATCCACGTTGAGGATCGGTCGCTTGGCTTCTGACTGTGGGTGGATGTGCTTCTTGTGGATGGCTTCCCAGGTGAAGGCGTTGACCACAAGGTCGCGTCGCATATTTGGTGCGACACCCCATAGGGTGCCGAGGCGTAGCGATACCCACGAGCGATCCTGCTGGCCGAGCCACTCGTCCATCTTGACCTTGCTCTTGGAGTACGCGGTGAGCGGATCAGTTGCGGTATCTTCCTTGGCGATGTCTCCGTTCGCGCCGTAGACAGAAGCCGAGGAGATGTAGACGAATCGACCATTAGGGTTGCGCGACCAGAACTCGTCCGCCTTGAGCTTTGGCAACTCGTAGTTGGACCAGAAGGTGTCAAACTCATCAAGGTTCCCCATATGGTCGTTGCTCACCGCAGCGAGCCAAACGATCACATCGTAGGAGCCGAGCGTGTCAATGTCAATGAAGCGGGCGTTCTTGCCCGTGCGCTCTGAGTGCGGCAAGTGTTCTG